GAGCGCCGGCGCCTAGCGCGCAGCGTGGGCACCGCTCTGCGTCGTTCGCAGACCCAGCGCATCGCACGCCAACAGCGCCCAGATGGCACGCCGTACGCGCCGCGCAAGCAACAGCTGCGCAGCAAAACCGGCCGCATCAAGCGGCTGAAGATGTTCGTCAAGTTGCGGCAGGCCAGATACTTCAAGGTCACGGCTACTGACCAGGCGGTATCGGTGGGTTTCACTGGCCGTGTCGGGCGCATCGCCCGCGTGCACCAAGAAGGCATGATGGATACGGTTCGCCCGGGCGGGCCACGCACGCGCTACGAGCAGCGGGCATTGTTGGGTTTCACAGCCGCCGATCGTCATCTGGTAGAGCAGTTGCTGATCGACCACCTCACCATCACATAGGTCGTAGGTTTGCGTGGGCAGCCACTTTCCCCATAGGATGCCAAACGATTCCTCCGGCCCGGCTAATGACCAGCAGTCGCCATTTGGACCAGATTCTGGCTTCCACCCGGCTAGATAGACACGGCGAGCGGATCCCCTTGGAGATTTTGGAAAGCATTGCGCGGAGTGCAGCCGGGCGCGTCTTCCCTCTACACCAACAGCACGCGATGGCCCTGCCGACCGTGGGCACAATCTCCTCCCTGCGAGTAGTTCGGGCCCTCGGCGAGCCCGGGGAATGGAATCTGGTGGGCGTCGTCGATATCACACAGGGCGAGCTTGATCCTGACTTTTCGGGTTTTAGTATTTCATTCATGGATCCTGTGCGCCGCCGTGAGGATCACCACGCCAGTATTTCCCTGCCGTATCCCGCCTATTACGAGGACGAGCTTCTCGGGCCTCTGATCGATGATGAATCCCTGCAAGTTCAGCGATGGATACGGAAGTCGGCGAACCCCGACCTAGTCGCGCTCTACGTCGCAGCGGCAATCTTCGCCTTCACGCCGGTTTGGGACGATATTTATAAAACGACGGTGGGTCCGTACCTGAGAGCCTTCCTCCAACGTCACTGGAACACCTTGTCGAAACGTGGGCTGGGCTTGCATGTGGTGCAGCGTGTCCTTCATCGCGGAGATGTTATCGAGATCCTGTTCCTCTGCTCCCCAGGCAAAGAGGAGGCATGCTGTTCGGAAGAATTGATGCGTCGCGGACTTCAGGTCGTCGCTAAGCACCTCCTGGACCTCCCGGAGTCCGAGCCGCTGATCGGGCGTATCGTCCTCAGCTACGAAGTCTCGACCAGAGCCTACGAGGTGCTACGCATAGAGCATCGAACGAGCGACTAGCCTGGCTCGGCCTACGTGTAGCAAACCTCGGGACATTCTAGATTCTGGTCGGCAAGACGCGCGCGCGGTGAACCTAGCGAGGTCATCCCTCTAGCGTCGCGACCATGGCGTCCTTCACCGCGGTTGACCTGTCCAAGCTGCAGGCGCCCGACCTCATCGATGAGCTGGACTTCGAGGCCATCTTCGCCCAGGCGATGGCCCAGCTCGTCACACTTGTGCCGGAGTTCACCGCGCTGGTGGAGTCCGACCCGGTCTACAAGCTGGTGCAGCTGTTCTGCGCGCGAGAACTGGTACTTCGCCAGACCATCAACGACAAGGCACGCCAGTGCATGCTGGCTTTCGCAACCGGCACCAACCTGGACCACATCGGCGCCCTGTTCGGCGTCACCCGTCTGACGTTGGATCCTGGCGATCCTGACCAGGGCATTGTGCCCACCCTGGAGCCTGACGTGGATCTGCGCCGTCGCATCCAGCTGGCACCGGAAGGCTTCAGCGTGGCCGGGCCGGAGGGCGCCTACATCTTCCACGCCTTGAGCGCGCACCCCGACGTGCTCGACGCCAGTGCAACCAGCCCGACGCCGGGCGATGTCGTAGTGACCATTCTGTCGCGACAGGGCGATGGTGCCGCCGGCGCCGCGGTGATCGAGGCGGTGACCAATGCGCTGCGCGATGACGACGTGCGCCCGCTCACCGATGCGGTGACGGTGCAGAGTGCGCAGATCGTGCCCTTCGAGATCCACGCCAGGGTCTACACCTTCGCCGGCCCTGACTCGGCGGTCGTGATGGCCGAAGCCATGCGCCGGCTCAATGCCTACCTGGCCGAATCCCACCGCATCGGCCGCGACGTGCCCGAATCGGCGATCAAGGCGATGCTGTTTGCCGACGGCGTGCAGCGCGTGGAGCTGGACGTGCCGGCCGGCGACGTGGTCATCAGCCGCACCCAGGCGCCGTTCTGCACGCTGATCGACGTAGAGCATGCTGGCGTCGATGAATAACGGCCTGCCGCCGAACTCTACAGCGCTTGAGCAGGCCCTGGCTGCGCTCACCACGCGCCTGGAGACCATCCCTACGCCGCTGCCCGACCTGTGGGACGCCGACGCCTGTCCGGCCGACCAACTGCCGTGGATGGCCTGGACGCTCTCCCTGGACGACTGGCAGCCCACCTGGAGCGAGCCGGTCAAGCGCCAGCGCGTGCGCAGCGCCATCGCCATCCAGCGGCGCAAGGGAACGGCCAACAGCGTGCGCATGGTGGTCCAGTCCTTTGGTGGAGCGGTGGCCATCCGCGAGTGGTGGCAGACCGAGCCGCGCGGCCTGCCGCACACCTTCGACCTGTCGTTGACCCTCACCGGTGCCGACGGCCAGACCGCCAGCGCCCGCTTCGTCAACGAGGTCATTGCCGAGGTCGAACGCACCAAGCCCGTGCGATCCCACTTCACCTTCACTCAAGGCTTCCAAGCAGAGGCGCGCGTGGGCGTGCTGGCCGTCGCACGGCCAGCGGTCTACCGCCGCCTGCTGATGGAAGCCCAATAACTGGACCTGCCCATGCCCGGACTGAAGCTCCAAGTCACCAACGCCGGCCGCGCTGCCCTGGTCAACGCGCCCAACACGGGCACCAACGCCGTGCTCGTCAGCCAGGTCGGCATCGCCACCGCACCGTTCACTGTCTCGGCCGTGCTCACCGCGCTGCCGAGCGAGCTGAAGCGCCTGGCAACGGTGGGCGGCACCATTGCTGCCGATGACACCATCCATGTCTCTGTGCGCGACGAGTCCACGTCCGCCTACGACTGCTACGGCTTCGGGCTCTACCTGGCGGACGGAACACTGTTCGCCGTCTACAGCCAACCCGAGCTGCTGCTCGGCAAGGCGGCCGGCGCCATGATGCTGCTGGCGCTGGACGCGGTGTTCGCTGATATCGACGTGCAGCAGATCACCTTCGGTGCCACCAACTTCATCGATCCGGCGGCCACCACGGAGCTGCCCGGCGTGGTGGAGCTGGCAACCGAGACCGAAGCTACCGACGGTACCGACAAGGTCCGCGCGATCACCGCGTGGCTGCTGAAGAAGGTGCTCGATGCCCGGCTCGGTGCCGCGGCGCCGTCAGAATTCGTCAAGTCGCTGCTGGGCTTGGGCACTGCGGCGCTGTTCCGCACCGCACTGGAGCTGAAAAGCGCCGCACTGAAGGATGAGGGGGCCAACAACGGCCTGGACGCGGACAAGCTCGACGGTCAGCACGGCGCCTGGTACCGCGAGTGGGCCAACCTGACGGGCGTTCCCTCTACCGCGATCTCCTGGCCGACTTGGGACCAGGTGCAACTCAAGCCGGCGACCTTCCCGCCCTCGGCGCACTCGCACGCGGAGTACGTCGCCAAGTCCGGCGGCGATATGACGGGTCAACTAAAGTTCACCGGCAACATTAACCAGATCGACATGGTTAACGGTGCCTTTGAGCGGTTGTGGATTCTGTCGCAAGGCGGCGATTGTGGAATCTTCGATCAGAACGCCGGTTCGTGGGGCTTTCGGTACACACCTGCCGGCGATTTCTTCGCGCGCAGGGGCATGAGCGCAGCCGGCACGATCGTCGGCGACTCCTACGGCGCAGGAGCGGCCGCGGCATTTCAAATCGGCAACGACTCCGCGCTGTGGGATATCAACGTCGGTAATGCGGCTGGACTTCGTGGTCTCGGCAACCCTGCCTTGGGCGTCCTGTACTTCGGTACCGGCAACCAGGTGTATTACGGCACGTCTGGGTCTACGCCGACAATCTCAGGCAACGGCGTCCAGAACCAGCACCAAACCAACGTGGCTGGTGGCGGCCTGCACTACCAGTATTGGGACAGCCAGCACATCGCCTATTACAAGCGAGCCGGCGCCTACGCGTTCTATTGGCGCAAGAACAACACCGGCTCGCCGGGCGGGCCCGGCGAAGTGGAGCTGATGAACATCAGCGACGCCGGCAAGCTCTGGACCCTAAGCGGCTATGGCTGGGGCTCCTCGCGCAAGCTCAAGGACATTATCGGCGCCTCCCCCTACGGCCTGGCCGAGGTCGAGCAAATGTCTGTCCACCTTGGCCGCTACAAGCCTGCCTACAACCCTGATGGGCGCGTGCGGTTGTTCCTGGACGCAGAGCAGCTGCTGGAAATGATGCCCGAGACCGTGGATGCCGAAGGCGTCGCGTTCAACGGCGAGCAAGTGCCCGGCGTGCAGTTCGACCAGCTTCTGCCGGTGGCATTCAACGCCATCAAGCAGCTTTCCCACATCGTGCGCGACCTGCAGGCGCAAGTCGCAGACCTGCGCGTCACCCACTGAATCCAAGCGAGTACCCAATGGACACCAACTCCCGCATCCGCAATCTAGCGCCAGGCGTCGATGTTGAGCGCATCGCTGTCGAGTCGCACTTCTTCTACGACCCGCTCACCGGCAACGCCAACGTGGTCTTTCAGGGCATGGAGTTCCTGATTCTTGATGGCGCGGTCAACAAGATGCTCGACGGGCGCGAGCCATTGACCACGACTTCGGATGAGATCGCCGTGCGCCAATTTGCGGCCGGGCTCTCGGATCCGGTGACCGGCCAGGATCTGTCCAACATCAGCGCGGCCGGCATCGTGATCTACCTCAAGGCGGTCTACGACACCTTGCACAACGAGCGCGCCGCAGCCGAAGCCGCCGCGCAGGCCGCGTGGCAAGCCACCCTGCCGACGGCGCCTGGAAACGGCCAGGAGTAAGCCATGCCCAGCGGCTACGCCAATCCTGCCGGCACGGACTTCGACGACGTCTTCGACGCCTACGTGCAGGGCGACAAGGCGATCGCCACGGGCTACTTCACCAGCGATGGCAACGACCTGAACCAGCGGTATGCGCCGTTGATCTTCGGCGCCAAGGCCGCCGACGTCGGCTACTCCGACAACTCTGGCACCGACGTGAGCAACCGATTCGCCGCCAAAGGCACGGCGCAGTACACGCTCGCGTTCCATGGCAAGTTCTATCAAACAACTCGCCTTGCCCTGACCAACGAGAACACCAATGTCAGTGCCGTGGTCACTGTGTCGTTGGCGGCCAACGGAACATGGGGCATCGGTGCCGCAAACGGATCTCCCACGTCGGGTACCTGGCTGCCGTCGGGCCGGGCGGTTTCCGAGTACAGCATCCAGATCGAAGTCATTGGCAACAGCCGAGTCACCGTCAGCAATACCGCCGCCGCATACGTGCCGGCCAGCAGCGGCGCCGGCGCGACGCTCCAAGCCACGGTGCGTGGCGCCAGCAGCGATAACATCGAAGAAACGCTCACCGTGAGGGTCAACTTGCGCCACTCCTCGGGCCTGGTCACGACCAGCACGTTCTCCGCGTACCTCAAGGCGACTGGCTACTTGTAGCCCATTGCCCTACGGGCCAGCCCACGTGAGCGCTCGCACGCGCGCGAGGACCATGGACACATGGCCTCGCCCGACCACGCCCGCAACCTCTCCAACCTGATCCGCCTCGGCACTGTTGCCGAGGTGGATCTTCCCGCGCGCCTGTGCCGCGTGCAGTCCGGTGAACTGCAGACCGACTTCCTGCCCTGGCTGGTGCCCGCCGCCGGCGCCCTGATCGTGTGGGCTGCGCCGACCGTAGGCGAGCAAGTCCTGGTCCTGTCGCCCGACGGCGAAACGATGGGCGGCGTGGTGCTGCGCGGGCTCTACTCCGATGCCTTTCCCGCGCCCGGCACCGGCGCCGAGCTGACCCTGGTGCAGTTCGGTGACGGCGCGGTGGTCAGCTACGACGCCGCCGCGCACCAACTGCTGGCCACCCTGCCCGCCGGGGGCAAGGCCGAGGTCACCGCCGACGGGGGCGTCACCATCAATGGCCCGCTCACCGTCAACGGCGAGACGGTGATCAATGGCAAGACCACCGTCAACGACGACGCGCACGTCACCGGCACGGCCACGGCCGACACCGATGTGGTCGGCGGCGGCATCAGCCTGAAGAACCACAAGACCACTGGCGTCACGCCTGGCACGGGCCTGTCGAGCGTGCCGGCATGAGGGGCATGGATGCGGCCACCGGCAAGTGGATCGAGAGCGACGCGCATCTGGCCCAGTCGATCGCGCAGATCCTCACCACGCCGCTGAGCACGCGCGTGCAGCGCCGCGACTTCGGCTCGCTACTGCCGGAGCTGATCGACCAACCGTTCAACGACGCCACCCGCGTGCGCCTGTATGGCGCCACGGCCACCGCGCTGCAGCGCTGGGAACCACGGCTGGCGCTCAAGCGCGTAGGCCTGGTGCGCGGCGAGGTGCCCGGTTCCTTCGTGCTGACCATCGAGGGTCAGCGCACCGACGTTGCGCCGGCCAACGCGCACACCCGCCTGACCATTCCCCTCCGCTTCCGCTCGTCCTGACCGAGGAATCTGCATGCCCACCACCACTTACCACCATGGCGTTCGCGTTGTCGAAGTCAGCGCCGGCACCCGCGCCATCCGCACCGTCGCCACCGCCGTGCTCGGCCTGGTGGCCACCGCCACCGATGCCGATCCGCTCGTCTTTCCGCTCAATAAGGCCGTGCTGATCACCGATGTGCTCGGCGCCATCGAGAAAGCCGGCGTGGACGGTACCCTGCGCAAGGTGTTGCAGGGCATCGCCAGCCAGTGCAACCCCGTCGCCGTCGTTGTGCGCGTGGCCGAGGGCGCCGATGAGGCGGCCACCACCACCAACGTCATCGGTGAGGCGGCCTCCAGCGGCTATACCGGCGTGCAGGCGCTGCTCGCCGCCCAGGCGCAGCTGGGCGTGCGTCCGCGCATTCTCGGCGCCCCCGGCCTCGATACCCAACCGGTGGTTGTGGCATTGGCGGCGGTGGCCAAGAAGCTGCGCGCCATGGTTTACGCCCGCGCCGTAGGCGACAGCACCACCGAGGTGATCACCTACCGCGGCCAATTCTCCGACCGCGAGATCATGCTGATCTGGCCGGACTTCACCAGCTGGGACACCACCGCCAGCGCCACGGCCGAGATCTACGCCACCGCCTGCGCGATGGGCCTGCGCGCGCAGATCGACCAGCAGCAGGGCTGGCACAAGAGCCTGTCCAACGTTGCCGTGGGCGGCGTGACGGGCATCTCGCACGACGTGCACTGGGATCTGCAGAACCCCGACACCGATGCCGGCGTGCTCAACGAGGGTGACGTAACCACCCTGGTCAATTTCAACGGCTATCGCTTCTGGGGCTCGCGCACCTGCTCGGAGGACACCAACTTCGAGTTCGAGACCGCCACGCGCACTGCGCAGATTCTGGCTGACACCATCGCCGAGGGCGTGGCCTTTTACGTGGACAAGCCGATGCATCCCTCGCTGGTCAAAGACCTGCTGGAGACCATCAACGGCAAGTTCCGCGACCTCAAGGCGGGCGGCTACATCATCGACGCCGAGGCGTACTACGACGCCACGCAGAACAGCTCCCAGACGCTGTCGTTGGGCGAACTGCAGATCAACTACGACTACACCCCAGTGCCGCCGCTGGAGAACCTGCAGCTCAACCAGAAGATCACCAGCAGCTACCTGGACGACTTCGCCGACCGCATCACCGCCTAACGGCCGCGGCGCGCCCAACCAGGCGCGCCCTCGCCCCCGCCCTAATCCACGGAGAACGAAATGGCTCTGCCCAAGAAGCTCAAGCACTTCAATATGTTCGGCGACGGCGTCAGCTGGCTCGGTCAAGCGGTCGAGATCAAGCTGCCGGTGCTCTCGCGCAAGATGGAGGAATACCGCGCCGCCGGCATGAACGGCCCCATCAGCCTGGACTTCGGCCAGGAAGCGCTGGAGCTGGAAACCAAGTTCGGCGGCCTGATGCGCGATGTACTCAACCAGTACGGCGTCACCACCCACAACGGCGTGATGTTGCGTTTTGCCGGCAGTTACCAGACCGAAGACACCGCTCAGGTCGATGCGGTGGAGGTGATCGTGCGCGGTCGCCACAAGGAAATCGATATGGGCACGGCCAAGAGCGGTGACGACACCGAGTTCACCGTGAAGTCGTCGCTGAGCTACTACAAGCTGACCATCAACGGCGTGACCGTGTTCGAGTTCGACTTCATCGGCATGAAGGAAATCGTCAACGGCGTCGATCGCCTGGCCGAACACCGCGCCGCCATCGGCGCATAAGCCGCCGCCGGCACGCAACCCACCGGCCCGGGTCGATCCCGGGCCCCACATTTCCGCGAGAGAGC